CCAAACCGAAGCGACCGAAGAATTATCAGACGCGCAAGAAGAACAAGCAAATTCTTCAGAAAATGCAGGCTCAATGGGTAAAGGGTTTGTCAATTTCCTTAAAGAACTTGGTAAACACGGCAAGGCAGCCATTCCGGTTCTTCTCGCCCTCGGCGCAACAGCTATGATGATTGGCGTTGCTATTCTTATCGCAGCTTACGGTGTCGCGGAACTTGTAAGATCTTTCGCCGGATTCAGCGCGGGTGAGATCCTGGCAATCTCTGTTGCACTGGCAGTGTTTGGCGCGACGATGGTTGGCATTATGTCTATCTTGGTTGGATTAGTCACATCAGGCGCGCTGCCCGTATCGGTCGCAGCTTTATATGCTTTTGGTATCGTAATGATAATGTTGGGCGCCGCCACCTATATTGTGGCTCAAGCCTTTGTAGTATTTGTGGGTGCCTTCATAACACTTCTGCCGCATCTGCCGATGTTTGGATTATTTGCGGTAACGCTGATGTTGCTCGCCGCCGCAGGCATGCTGATGCTCCCAGCCGGTATTATGACGATGGCTGGATTAATAATGATGGCTGTCGGCATTGTTGCCCTAGGCTTGGCATTGAAAGTTGTCAGCTCATCCGATTTAAGATCTTTAGGCATGATGATGACAGGGCTAGGTCAAGTTGCACAGTACGCCGGCGCAGGTATGGGAGACTCTGTGAGTAACGTCAAGGATCTGATGGACACGCTGGATGATATGTCAGACGAGATTTCTTCTTCTATCTGGCTGTTTTCCGCCCTGGGAGATGCATTTACAGATATCTCCGATGGTGCCATAGGCGCACTCTTCGCGGGCATGGCGATTGACTCAATAGGCAAAGCACTGTCTGCGATCCCGGCTGGCGCTCAAACGGCGTTTGTAAATGTGCTTTCAGCAATAGAAAATCTTACGGATGCAGCCGTGGAAAGGATCGCGTCTTTATCAGAGGCGATAATGATGTTGAGTCTTTCACTATGGATGTTGCCTACAACGAAAATGTTTCAACTTACGATGGTGGTTGAGCGTATTGAGTCAGCGACGGCTACGATGAAGGGTGCCGATTCACAGGTTGCAACGGAGTTGGTGGAAGCTGCAACAGCGTATAGCGAGATTGAATTTGAGACCCGTTTCTTTGGTCTTGCAGGTCTTACAGATCCGTTTACCGAGATGTTAAAGGCTGCTAGCGGCATAGGCTCTGGCGGCTCCGGCTCCGGCGCCGGCGGTCAGCGAAGCGGGTTTCATAAAAAAGAAGAGGCTACCGTTGTCGTGCTTGAGGTTGATGGCAAGGAGTTAGGTCGCACAGTGGAAAAATATCTTAGCAAAAGTAACCCCATAAAACTAGCTTAATCAGCATTAACACTTGGAGAATTGAATAGTATGGCAAAGAAGAGAAAAAGCGGATCGCCGCCAGCCGCAGGCGCAAAGAAAAACGCTAGCGGGACCAAGAAACAAGGCGCCGCCATCGCGAAGAAGAACAAAGACAGGCACCGATTTGGGGATCCTTCCGATCTTTTAGCAGCGCACTATTCAATTCAACTTTTCCATGTACCAACGGGAACCAAGGTCAAGTTTAAGGGATGGGTTACGAACTTTAATGATTCGTACCAGTCAAACTGGAACACGGAAGACACATATGGACGCATGGATCCGATTACAACTTTCCAAAACACGACCAGGGTTATAACCGTTGAGTGGGATGTGATCGCAGCCCACAAAACCGAGGCAAAGGACAACATGGCAAATTGTGAAAAACTTTTCAAGATGTTATATCCGACTTATTCGTCCGGAGCCGATTCTGCTGGTTCCTTATCTGGAGCGCCAATATTTAAACTTAAATTTGGAAATTTAATAAGTAAAGCCGGCGAGCCTGCAATTGCTGATGTCTCCACGGCTGGCTTAATGGGCACAATGGGTGGTTTTGAATATTCCCCAGACTTTGATGCGGGGTTTTTCTTAGAAAGCGGAGCGATGTACCCACAAACAATATCTTTAAGTGCCGAGTTCCAGGTTATTCACAATTTCCAGGTAGGCTGGAGCGCAGAGACCGGAATGTTTAGGGCTAACAAATTTCCATATGGTACACAAGATGACGGTTACGGCATGAGCCTGGACCCGCGTGGAGCCTCCTCCGGCGGAGCCGACGCCAGCGGAGCCAGCCTTCCCGACTTCACCCCTACAGGGATGGATGGGGGCATGTCCATGGCACCACCGGAGTCCTCCACAGCAGCATCTAGACAAAAGAAGAAGGCAAAGGCTATGACTTCCAGCTCGAGAGGAAAAAAATAAATGAACCGATACGATGGAAGAATGATCTTTAGAACTTCAAACGATTTATACCTAGACGAACTTAAAGCGCGAGGTCTTAAAGCATTTCGTTATTTTGCGACCCCCGTCATGCATGAATTTGATGAAGAGGACTTGTCCGATATTGACGAAGTTGGACATATCTGGTCCATGGGTGACCGGTATTATAAATTAGCTGCGAAGTATTATAACAATCCTGAATTGTGGTGGGTTATTGCATGGTATAATGGCAAGCCTACCGAGGCTCATGTGGAAATAGGTGATGTGGTGAGCGTCCCCCTGCCATTATGGAAGACGCTATCACTATTAGGGGTATGATGACCAATGCCAGATAAAGAAGAAAAAGAGGTCGTAGTCAATGAGAGCGAAAGTCTTGATATAGACGACGCCGGCGGCGCCAGACAAGATCGCGTCAATCAGCAGTGTTTTCTTGCTGATAATTATCAACGGTTCGCTTTTCCACGTCATTCATATCGTGATCTGACATGCATGATGGGGAATCCGTCAGACATCTTGCAGAAGCTGTCTGCCCGCCCTGGACAAAACGCGCTTTTATCGATGTCAACTGCCAAATATGCACAGCTTGTCCCGGTCGTTCGGATATTCAAGGTACCAATGGATCCTCTGATGAAGACGATCGCCGAGAATAAGAAGAAACAGGAAATCCGTTTTAGTACAACTTTTAACGAGAGGAATGTTGGTTGGGGTGGCACAAACACGGTCAATGCCGGATATCGCGGAGATCAGGTTGGCTTGAAAGAGATGACCTATGAGCTTGACGAATCTGGAGGTGGCGTGACCGTTGGCAGATCACAACAGATCACTTTAAAATTTGTCGCGGACAGTATGCAAGCGCTCGCGAGGAGTAATATTATTGATTTGATTGTGTTCCCCAAAACAACCAGAAATACATATGCCAAAGAGGATAACGCAGAGTGGGGGCATACGAAGGGCTCGGCAATTGTGCATATGGAAAAACTCAATGCCGATTTTTATGCATTGCAGATTGTCTTTGGGTGGGCTCTTCCGCCAGGTAAGACGGACGTCGGCGGCTTGACCCCCGCCGAAAGGAAGGCGATTTCAAAATCACTAACCACACTTACCATCAATTTAAAGGGTCATGACATCTCTTTTCAACAGGACGGTTCTGTAGAAGTAACCGCTGAATATATTGGATATGTTGATGCCAAGATGGGCGAGATCCGCTCAAATATTTTGTACTCCAGCGGCGAGTATAAGGCTAAGCACAGAGAACAAGCCGAAGCGGTTCGCAAGCAGGATATGCGAGCGCGGGCGGCTCAGGCGGAGTATGAAAAAAAGAAGACAAAATCAGACAAGAAAGTCTCCAAGCTGAAAGGAGATGGAATAAACAGCATCGATGCTGCCCACCGCGGACCTTTTGAGAAGGAGGCGACCGCCGGACAAAAGCGACGCGCAGCGATTAAAGACGCCGAATCCAGCGTCCGGATGGGTCGCGCGACCGACGTGGAAAAGGAAGCGCTCAGGGCTCGCGAATCAAAAAAGGGCGCCGCGCGCGCATCGGCTAAAGAAGACATGAAACTCGCCGACTTAAAAGGACAGATGGAGGAGACCAACCAGAAAGATAGGCAGCTGAGGTATAGTCGTCTTATTGAGGATCTCGTTAAATCTGGGCGCACCTTCTTCGTCGACGTTGATCCATTTGTGATCGGTCGTCGCCGCGGCACCGATGACGTCAAAACAGCGAAGCGAATCGGCGCGGCGACTGACCTCACCCCTGCACAAAAAGAAGCCTACGACGCAGGGCGAACTGGAGCCCCAAGACCCCCGTCTTCCGGCAAGCACGCGCTCCAGGCGAGAAAGGTCGTCAAAGGCGAGGACGGAGGAAAAACACAGCTAAAAAAATCAGCGGAAGCGATTGGTGATCATGGCAAAGCAAAGAAAAAAGAGAAGGGCATGGGAACGCTTGAAAAGTTCGGTCGCACCCTTGGCAGTGTAGTCACTCTCGGTGCCGTCGATGCTCCGGACGAGGTGGCGAGTAACCAAGCTGAAGGCTTCGCGAACAACAATGTGGCGAAGGGCGCCCCAGGCGACCCTAGCAAACTGCGTATATATTATATATACTGGGGGGATCTCCTAAGTTCAGTGTTGAAGTCTGCCTATAAGGGAAAAAAATTGCCATTAAGATTTTTGATTGGTACTATAAATTTTAAAGACCCACGAACAGGCAAAATTAAAACAATGAATCTGGCTGATGTGCCTATATCTTTAAATTTATTTAATGTGTGGTGGTTTGAAAAAGTAGTCACCCCACAGCTTGATGTTTACACGGTCAAATCTTTTGTGGTTGATTCGATTAATGAATTAATACTTGCCGCCATGGGCGCCGACTGCTGGGTTGGCGAGACCAATTTTGGCAAGGTCGGCGACACGAGCAAGTCGTCTATAAGTCCCCCTCGCGTATCTTTCACCTCTTTTTCTGCGCCACTAGGAAAAGGTCAGAAGGATCGTATTCCGAATAAAGGTCGCATAGGGGTGGATAATGATGGTATTATACAGTACAATTCTAATCGGAAAGAGGGTGTTGATTGGTCCCTCCCTGATAATCATGTTGAATATGTGTTTATATATTGCAGCGCTTGGGCTAAAAAAAAGCGCTCAGGAAATATTAAAGAAGACAACAGCGATGGCATATATCACCTGTCAATCGGAAGCGACGCCGGTCCAGTTAAAAAGATTAATTTTGAAAAAGACGAAGATATGTCAGATTTTCAAGCAAGAGAAGCGATGTCTGAGGAGCAAGGGATCGACCAGTTGGTGTCTTTTTATAATGCCGAGGTAGAGATGATGGGTAATACAATCTGGCTTCCTGCTAATTACGTTTACATCGCCCCAACTGCCTTGGGCATGACCAAGGCTTTTGCTGAAGATCTTGGTCTTGGCGGATATTATACTGTTATTGGGATGTCTGGCAAACTTGGTTCAACCGGGTGGTCAACGACAATGAAATGTCAGTATCTTTATAAATCGGGCGCCGCAGAGTTGGGTTTTCGTGGTGGTGGTGTTACCCCCGCTGGCTCTACTAGTTCTAAATCAAGAAACCCTGAAGTTAAACAGAAGTAGGAATTGTCCATGCCCATTGATTCTAAAACCCCAATAATGACACCCCTTGCGACCAATTCTCTCTCCCCTGGTTTATCTTTTCAGTTTCGAAAATACTGGAAAAAGAGTGGCATGCCGTCTGACCTTGTGGATGTTAAACCGCTGGATTTTTGGTATGGCAAACTTTTTCATGGAAGAATTAATCAGAAGGGCGAGGTCGTATATCCGTCTGAGACTAATTTAAAGCAAATCCCAACGACAAGTGACGACACTTATTGGGCTCTTGACTTTGTTGTTGATGCCTTCGCCGATTTACAACTGCATATGAAGCGCGCAGTTGGTAGGGGAGCCATCACTTCAGACAGTGCGATGAGCGTCCTTGAACCGTCGCGAGCATGGGTAAGCGCGAACTTGGACTACAACTCACATATAGAATCTGTCTACGATTATATGGTGACATCATGGCTCCAGCGAGGGTATAGAAACTCTAAAGTTAAAAATTTCACAGATTTTCTCAGAGAGTTTCTAGAAATGGTTGATGACTCTGCGGAGACATTTCATTTTACAAAGAGTGGACACATATTGTCGCGATATTTTTCACCCCTCTCTAGCGGGCTGATAATAGAGACAGCGTTGGGAGACCATAGTGAAGACAGGATAAAAGCACAAGGCTGGACAAAAGATTTTAATTTTCCATTCTACAGGAACGCGGCTAAAAACCATGGGTTTCTTGTTGATAAGAACGCTCCGTGGCGATTGATTGCAGATGTCAATAGCGCTCCAATGCAAAAATATATGTCTCAATATGGCATAAGTGGCAAGGACCTGTTTGATACTTATTATTACAAGAGCCATCGCCTGGACATTGAAGCACTAAAAATATATTTGGTTGAGATGTATAATGCCTATGTGATTGCATACCCAGAGGTCAAAGAATTGCGTACAAAGATGAAGGGATCTGGCGGCGTGCGCACGGTGAGTCGCCTTGTGACGCGCAACTTAACCGACTTAAATGAGGTTGATAAACTTTTCCCACCAGAGTATTGGTTGAAAACATATTATTATATACGCCTTAGAGAGATGCAAGCGCCGATAGACAACATTAATTTCAATAACGAAGTAGAAAAGATCTATAGAACATATAAATTCCTTGACTTTGATAGAGCTTTAGATTATATTAATGATAAGATACGAAAGTTAAAGGTGCCCTAGTGCTGTTTCAGCCTCTTGATGAGAAAAAGTTTGTAGGTTTATATATTGATGGCAAAGTCCATTCCCAGATCCCAGAGGGTATTACTGGAACGTGGCGATTTTGTCACTACTTAGATGGTCTAGATGTGACATACGCATCCTTATATTGCGGTGGTCGCTCATTAGCAGAGGTGTGTCCTCCAGAATTTCTTACGCGGTGGCAACATATTTCTGGCAAAATGTCAGCCCATATCCAAGCTTGTCGTGTTTCCAAGATTGACCTGTCCTCTTACACCTTTTTAGATCTGGTGCCCAGACGGCTGTTGTCGGAGTTTCTTGATATCAAGAACAAGATTACAGAGCACGTTCTGAGAGAATATCCAAAGCCTGCGAATTATGATTTTTTATATTCACTTGAGAGGTTTGTGGGAGGGGTTAGAAAGAACAGGTTGAATATTAATTTGTGTTCGCTTAAACCCCACTTGACAACTGTCAGGGCTAGATCTGCATATAAGCGTATACAGGCTGCGGCTCCTATGGTGGACTACGATCCCCACAAAACAAAGACCGGTCGCCTCACTTCAAAGAAAGGGAGCTTTCCGATACTGACGCTTGACAAGCAGTTTCGTATTGCTGTGGAACCCAACAACGATCTCTTTTTGGAGCTAGATTTCAACGCAGCGGAACTACGAACTTTGCTGGCTTTATCGGGCAAAGAACAGCCCCAAGAAGACATGCATGAATGGAATGCCAAACACGTGTATGGGGCTGATACCTCGCGTGCAGAGGCAAAGAAGAGGGTCTTTGCTTGGCTCTATAATCCAGCCTCTAAAGACAAGGAGTCGGCAGCCGCCTATGACAGAGAACAGGTGCTTAGCCAATACTACGACGGTCAGGCAGTTAACACTTGTTTTGGGAGAAGGATCGAGGCAGATCGCCACCACGCATTGAATTATATTATTCAGAGCACAACTAGCGATTTACTCTTAAAAAGGGCTATAAAGCTTGATAAGATGTTAGAGACAAGAAAATCAAATATAGCTTTTACGTTACACGACTCATTAGTTATTGATCTTTCTGTGGAAGATAAAGAGATGATACAAGATCTTATTAAGACATTTGGTGCGACTGATTTGGGCGAGTATATTGTTAACGTTTCGGCTGGTAAAAACTTTGGTCAGATGAGGGCATTAAAAATATGAGTGCAGTTGTTGGTCTTGGGCAGGCTGGTGGTTTAATCGCAGACCTGTTCTCGGAATACCCTCAGTACGAGGCATATAAGATCCGCGCAGGCAAGCGCAAGGGCAAGTATAAAAACTCTTACACAATTCCGAAGCAGGAGTCTCCAGAATTATATGATGAGAATTGCCCGTCCCTAAAAACTTTTTTTAAGGATGTTGCTGATGACGTTCTCTTCGTGGTTGACGGCTCAGAGATAATCTCAGCCGCTTCTCTGCGCGTGCTGGAGAGCCTTAAAAAGAAAACAATCACAATATTGTATGTCAGACCCGATTTAGATTTTCTAACAGGAACTCAGCGCCTTAACGAACGTGCCGTGCGAGGCGTACTACAAGAGTATGCTCGTTCAGCCCTTTTTGAAAGAATATATCTTGTCGATGTGCCCTTGGTCGCAGCCACTCTTGGCGATGTACCTATTAAAAGTTATCACAAGATGGTGTATAATGCTATAGTGTCCACATTACATATGATCAACGTGTTCTCACACAGCCCAATCGTTATGGGAAATATTGATAAGCCATCGGAGATGGTGCGAGTCTCAACGTTTGGATTTGTGGATGCGGATACCGGCAAAGAAAATCTTTTTTTTCCTCTTGACTTTCCGAGAGAAAAGAGTTACTATTTTGCCATCAATGAAGAAAAACTTCAAACTGATGGTTCCCTGTTGAAGAAGGTTAAGGAGCAAGTATTGTCCCAGGCACACGATAAGCTAAGAACGTCTTATGCGGTTTATGAAACTCAGTATGATGATGATTATGTTTATGTGACGTCACACGGGTCAATGGTTCAACTTTAATTTTTTTTGAGAAAGTGCTTGACACTTAATTTTGTTTGTGTTACTGTATATAACAGAAGCTTAGGAGATTAGCTAAGCTTGCTTTACTACCCTTAAGGAGATAATTATGGGTCTTGATATGAAAAAGATGCGAGCCAAGAAACAGGCTCTAGAGAATCGCGGCGACGGCGGAAAGAGTAGTTCTTTCTGGAAGCCTCAAGAGGGGGAGCAGACAATTCGTATTGTCCCAACCGCCGATGGGGATCCGTTTAAGGATTATTGGTTCCACTATAACGTGGGCAAGAATTCGGGTTTCCTTTGCCCGAAGAAGAATTACGGGGAGGATTGCCCCGTGTGCGATTTCGCCAGCAAGCTTTGGCGAGAGGGCGACGATGATAGTAAGAAGATGGCTAAGTCTCTTTTCTCACGTCAGCGTTTTTTCTCTCCCGTGATGGTTCGTGGCGAAGAGAATTCTGGAATTCGCGTCTGGGGTTACGGTAAGATGGCGTATGAGACGCTGTTGAATCTTGTCCTGAACCCCGAATATGGCGACATTACCGATACGGACAAGGGCACTGACCTTGTTATGAAGTACGGTAAGCCGCCAGGAGGTCAGTTTCCGCTGACCAAGCTCACTCCGAAGCGTTCCACCTCTCCGATATGCCCTGATAAGAATTCGGAAGAGTGCAAGGAGCTTCTGGAGAGCATCCCAGAGTTTGAGGAGCTTTTTGAGCGTAAGAGTGCCACTGAGGTACAGACTATGCTTGATGAACACCTCCTAGGGGATGTAGGTGCAGAGGAGTCGTCAACCGAGACTGTAAAATATAAAACGCAGTCTGCTGGTAACTCATCCAACTCTGTGTCGGATGCCTTCGAAGAGCTTCTGGGCTAGAATCTTCGATCCGCAGGGGGGCACGGGATTACAGGTGCCCCACTTTTTGAACACTTATATAAATAGAGGAAAACCCCTTGAGCTTAAAGAACAATTTAAATAATTTAGATCTGACCAACAATTCCACTGTAACGTTCACATATGAAGACGGCACAGACGTGTTTCACTTCAATGAAACCCATGTTGATACTGCTTTATCTGAGACAGATGTCGTTGCGCGCTTAGCATCGGTTGTAACGTCGGGACTGAACGTCAAAACTCAGTATGGCGATAGCCCTATCGAGACTCTCCGTGACAGCGATTTGCTTGAGGATTACGAGCGCGGCTCGTTCGCCTTTGAGGAATTTGTCGCTGATACAATCCGTGATAATTTTTATGATGTTGAGTTGATTGAAGAATCAACAGAGCATTATGATCATAAGCGCGGCTTTACGACCCTAAGCACAACTATCGTTGCTCCCGTTGAGGACGTAATCGACAATAGCTCGGACTATGAGACAACTTTTTCTGGATGGACTGCCGAAGTTAGTGCTAATGGCGGAAAGTTCTCTTTTGAAGTGTAGCCTCTTTGGCGCTCGCAGGTAGGCATGGAGTTTTAATAGATGCCTTATTTTTTAACAAAAGGATTTTAGAGAAATGACAGACAATACAACCACAACTGCTACCGCAGATAATGGGCAGAACGTCAAGGTACACTACAAGGGCACGCTTGACGACGGAACGGTTTTTGATGATTCACGAGAACGAGGGCAAACTCTTGACTTTGAGCTTGGCACCAAGACTCTCCTTCCAGATTTTGAAGCCGCTGTCGTCGGTATGGGCGTCGGAGATACCAAGACCTTCAACATCACGGAGGGCTACGGTCCTCGCCGACCTGAAGCCGTAGTCAATGTGCCCACAACAGCCTTTCCAGATGACTTTGAGTTTGTGGTCGGTAATTCAGTGCAAGGAACAAACGCCCAGGGGCAGATGATCCAAGCTACGATTACGACTGTTGGCGATGAAGAGGTGACACTAGATCACAATCATCCGTTGGCTGGTCAGAATCTTAATTTTGAGGTTGAGCTAGTAGAAATTCTCTAGCTCAGACCGCAGGGAGGCACGGGTTTACAGGTGCCTCAACTTCAGAAATAAAAGGATAATATCTATATGAAGTATTTTATTTTGTTGGCGATGAGCCTAGTTCTTATTTGTTTTTCCGGTTGCGGGGAGGAGTGCGACGATACCGCTGCATCTGCTGACCGTGATACGGCAGGACAAGTTGGTGACGCAGTATCTGAGACTTCCTCAGATGCGGTTGAACCAGAGGAACGTCCAGATGTGGTGTCTGATGACACTGCGGCAGATGTGGCTGAAGCTGAAGATGTGCAACCAGAGGTTGCTTCGGATACAGCTACGCCAGAGGATACGGCTTCCTCTTCTGATTAAATAGCCGAAACCGCAGGGAGGCACGGGTTTACAGGTGTCTCAACTCATTAACACACACACAAGGAGAATGAAATGAGTGATTCAAAGAAGAGCGGATATGAGCTTAGAAGCGATTTGCTAGGAATGGCAATTGGGATTGTTGACCAGAGGGTTCAACGGCAATTTGAGAACGAGCATATGAAGCCAGAAGGTCACCGCACGACGGTTGATCCGTTTACTACTGAGGATGTCATCGCCGAAGCTGAAAAGCTTTATGCGTTCGTGCAGAAGAAGTAGCAGTTTTATACACCGCAGGGGGGCACGGGTCTACAGGTGCCCCACACCATACACTACAGGAGACGATTATGCCAAGACCATCATCAAAAGCAGCAAAGACAACAAAAGCAGGGAAGCTCAGCATTGCAGATATGCGAGCACTAATCAATAAGAAGGCGGGTCTTAATGTAGCCCACAATCTTTCTGAAGACAACCCTACCGCTGTGAGTGAATGGATCGGCACAGGATCTAGATGGTTAGATTCTATTATCTGTCGTGGTAAACTAGCTGGAATTCCGGTCGGAAAGATCGTTGAAATCGCTGGCTTGGAAGCGACAGGCAAGTCTTTTCTCGCTGCCCAAGTTGCAGCAAACGCTCAAAAGATGGGTATTGATGTTATTTATTTTGATTCGGAATCTGCAATTGATCCGACCTTCCTTGAGCGAGCAGGTTGCGATGTCGACCGGGTTCTGTATGTCCAAGCACGCTCTGTTGAATTTGTACTAGAGACAATGGAAGATCTGCTGGCTAACAATGATAGTAAGATGTTGTTCGTTTGGGACTCGCTAGCTCTTACGCCATCCGTATCGGACGTTGAGGGCGATTTCAACCCCTTGTCCTCTATGGCAGTCAAGCCACGCATTCTCTCCAAGGGTATGTCAAAGTTGACGGTACCCATCGCCAACAGCAAGTCTACGCTCTTAGTGCTTAACCAGCTTAAAACCAACATCACTAGTAACATTGCGGAAGCGATGACGACGCCTTATTTTACCCCCGGCGGGAAGGCGATGCATTACGCATACTCTTTGCGTATTTGGCTAACTGGGCGCAAGGCTAAGAACTCTTTTATTATTGATGACAACGGATTTCGTATTGGTTCCGAGGTCAAGGTTAAACTAGAGAAGTCTCGCTTTGGGACACAGGGTCGCCGCTGTGCATTTAAAATTCTGTGGGGTGACGATGTTGGGGTCCAAGACGAAGAAAGCTGGTTTGAGGCAATTAAGGGGTCAAAGTCCTTGACTTCATCCGGATCTTGGTATACTATGGATATGGGCGATGGGACAACAGAAAAGTTCCAGCCAGCCAAGTGGATGGAAAAGATGAAAGATAAGAAGTTCTACGATCGTGTCATTAATATTATTGATGAAGAGATCGTTATGAAGTTTGACCGTCGCGAAGGCGACGCATCTGATTTCTATGACGAGGATGAGGCGACAGAGTAACTCGCCTTATAAGTTTAAAATACCTCCTCGCGAGGTATTTTTTTATTGACACTCCTGCTTCTGTTATGATATAAAGGTTATATGAAAGCCAGCAAGCCTAGAGTAATAATCATCGATGCCCTGAATATGTATTTCAGAGCTTATATCGTTGACCCCTCCCTCTCAACCAACGGTCAGCCGATCGGAGGCGTCAAGGGATTCCTTAAAATTATGCAGAAGCTCGTCCGAGAGACGAAGCCAGATCAGGTGGTGATTGCCTGGGACGGAGCAGGAGGCTCTCAGAAGAGAAAGGCGATGAACAAGGGATATAAGGAGGGTAGGAAGCCTATCCGCCTCAATCGTCAGATTCAGAACCTTTCCGAGAATGAGGAGCTAGAGAACAAGGTCTGGCAGCAGACTCGCCTCGTTGAATACTTAAACTGTATGCCGATCTCTCAGATTATGCTGCCAGCAATTGAGGCAGATGACGTTATCGCAGCGGTCACAGCGCTACCCTCCTTACGCGGCTGGGAAAAAGTGATTGTCTCTAGTGACAAAGATTTCTTTCAATTGTGCGATGACGAGACTATCCTTCACCGTCCAATTCAAAAAGTGTTTTTGAACAAACACCGAATAATTTCAGAGCACGGCATTCACCCATTAAACTTTGCTCTTGCACGTGCTATTGTAGGAGATAAGAGTGACAATCTTCCCGGCGTTGGTAACGCTGGTCTCAAGACTGTCGCTAAGAGGTTTCCGTTCTTGGCAGAAGAAAAAAATTATACTGTTCAGGACGTGGTTACTTTCTGCGATGAGTTGGAAAGTAAGCTTAAGGTTCATCATAACATCTTAGAAAATAGAGAACTTATTGAGAACAATTATAAAATAATGCAGCTATACACCCCGATGGTATCTCCACAGTCAAAGGAGATAGTCAGATACGCAGTGGAAGAGGCGCCTCAAGAATTTAATA